ATGGCAGATGCACGTCTAAGTCAGTATTATGTATCTCTTGGTGATAAAGAGATTGTCGATGGTGCTGATGGATATATGAGATATGGTCGTTACTTCCGTCAATATCGTACTATTGATAATAAACTCATTACTATCAAGACTGCTAAAATGTTTGATCATGGTGTACTAGCTGAACAGCAACGTGCTAATGGACAAATGTATCAGGGTTATCCTTGGGAATCCTATAACATGGTGTTCCTTGATCATTCACGTACTAACGATGGTGATCGTAACATTATGCTTATTGCAGAAGAAGGTAGAGTATTTGACTCTAAGATTTATCCGGGTATGAGTGATCTTCCAGGTGCTTGGGGTGGAGTTCCTTCTAAGTTTATTGCAACACGTCGTGACATTGCTTCTTATGAAACAATTGGTACACAAGGTATTGCTATTACTAACCCAACTACTTGTTTCTGGTTGCAGTTTGAAAGGTAATACTGATAACTAATACGTTATTAAAAAAGAAATACTAACTTGTAAAATAACAATCTCATGTATAAATTTGAAAGAACAATCTCATTGCAATGGACGCTACATCGTAGTATGTTTGCACAGGCTAATAAAAACGTAATGAACGTAGGCTCTGACGTTAGACGTGTGGGATCAGCTCTTAGTGCAGTTAATGAAATGCTTTCTAAAGGTGAAGAGATGAAGGTTCTGATGCCAACTCTGCTTGGCGCAGACCCTTCATCTAATAAACTTGATTGGGAAGTAGCTATTAAGAACTATTGGCACAGCTTTGAAGTTGACATTCCTTTTGGAGGTCGCATACTTGATATAGGATGGGATTTTGATCTCAATTCTCCTGATAAAGTAGCAGCTATCAATGCACTAGATAAGAANNTTAAATCTGATAAAGATTTAGCCGATTATGCTTTTAGTAAAAATGGCAATGACAATAACATACGGGAAGAATATCTGTTTAGATATGGTACTCCTTCTAATGTAGAAGACTATCTTCTTTGGAGATATTGTCTTGTATATCGTAGAGTACTTAATCCTGGTGTAGACCCTAGTATACTTGATCGTAATCCTGACATTGAATTTTATCTGTATGACGCTAGTACAGTTAAAGAGACAGCTAAAACTACTCTTAAACTTGTTAATCAAGCATCTGAAATCTATCTTGGACTTCTTACTAAATCTACAGAAAAAGATAATATGTTGTTTGTATTTGGTGAAAATCCAATAGAAATGGAAGATTACGATAAGGACTTTAAACTGAAAGAATACAGTAATAGTCAACCTGAAAGGTTTATTGCTTTCTCTAAAGATAAAAATCTTAATGTTAAAGCTAAAATTGAACGTTATGTTTCAGTAGGTATATTACGTAGACTTCCTAACACATCTATTATAGTTGATGCAGACGATGCTTCGCTTGTATTAGGTAATAGTATTAATGAAGTGGTAAGCTTCTTTAATAATCCTGTTAATGCAACAGCGATTAGTGAGTACGGTACTAAATACAAAGTACTTGAGGCTCAAAATCAGACACAGAAATAAACCCTTAAAGAAAACAGAATTATGGAACAAATTATAATTGCAAAAGCCGGTGTTGCTTACGGTGCTAAAGTAGGTGGTGGAACTGTATCTAATATGCAAGATGCAGTGAATCTAGTCGAAGGAGGTATCGCAGTATTTACAGAGAATGGTGCATTAGTAGCCAGCTGACGCTACTTCTGTTGCTAAAGATTCTCTTATCTTCGCAGTTAAACGTTCAGGTGATTTGAAACTTAGTTTTCCTATCTATCGTGAAGGTTATACTAAATCAGAAGTAGCGTATGCTGCTCCTACAGCTAAAATCGTTGCTATAGGAAGTAATACCAACGCTGGTACTACGTATAATCTCAATGCTCCTAGCACATTGGTTGCAGGTCAAGATGCAGTTGTTGTCTTGACTAACCTTGAGCTTAATCATGACGATCAACGTAGGACAATGCCTTATGTAGAACCTGTTGTTTCAGGAGATACAATCATTACTGTTATGGCTCGTCTACTTGCACGTGTTAATGCTGACACTAAAAAGTTAGCTACAATGTCTAAAATAGATACTACTAACAGTGACGGTTACTTGTTTACAGGTACTGCCGGTGTTAATTTCTCTGTTGCTTGTGAAGGTATTTTAGCTAATGCTGATGTACTTGAAGTAAATGAGATTGTACATGCTGGTACAGCAGGTGTTAATCCTGGTTATGTATCATCTTTAACTAATCTTGCTGCTCATAGCAAAGGGGTTGGTACTGCTGCTCAAATTGCAGAAGCAGAAGATGAAGCATCTGTACGTGAAGGTAATACTAAGGAACGTGGTTGGAAAACTGATGTTTATACACAACCTAGTGCAGTTGTTGCAGGTGAAACATATAATCAGATTATAGTTTCGTCTACACGACCTAACGATAACGTTCTTATTCCTAGGCTACCTCTTCGTAAACAAGTTCACCTTGTTATTCCTGAAAGTGATGATAATTATGCTATCATGCAAAACATCACTACTGTATTTATTACTCCTAGTGCTTAATAGGAATAATATACTAGTTTAGGTTGTGTTGGTTAAATTGGTTGGAATTGCCCTGTGAAATATCAGGGCAATTTTAATGTTAATAATAATAACACTTGACAAGATGAACGTACAAGAAATGCATGTGGGTATTGACCTAGCACAACGCATGGTTAATTCCAATCAATTTCAAAAACTTGAAAAAGAAGAGAAAGACTTTATCATAAATAAAGCTATTGGTAGTCTTGTCATTGATTCTATACCTACTGAAGAAAATCAGTTAAATGTAGTTGATGATGATACTATTAAAAAACAATATGAAATATTAGAACCTTTACTGATTGAAACAGAATATGTTGATTTTGTTAAAGGTGATAAATATATTGAAATAGCTTTACCTAAACAACCGGAAGTACTTATTCAAACAGGACAACTTTATAAAGATTACACTTATAAAATTGTTACTCCGGGTACAACTGATCTTAGTATGTTTGGATGTCCTACTAATAATGTAGGGTTTGAATTTACATACAAACCTATTAATATCGTATTTGCTCTTGATGGAGGAAATTATGTATTGCCTATGATTACAGGTTATACATATCGAATTAAAAGAATTGGTAGTGTTAACTTTACTACTCGTGGTGCATCAGCTAATGAAGTNGGTGTTATCTTTACTTCTACAGGGAACGCTATAACACANGCAGGTAACAGNGATGCTGAACTAGAAATACTTGCTGGCTTACCTGCTTGGACAGGTGGTACATCATTAATTATTTCTAAACGTATTGATGTATATGCTTTACTTCGNACTAGTAGTCTTATNTATACTGATTGTACATTTTCTGCAGGTTCACTNCGTAAAGGTTATTACTACAAAGTTACCGCAGCAGGAACTATAAGTGATCTAGTATCATTTGGTTCTGCACATACTGTACTTGAAGTAGGTTATATATTCCTATGTACTAAAACAGGTACTCCTGCATGGACTAGTGGTGTTAAACTAACAGAACTTGTATTTTCTCCTAATAGACTTCCTGCTGTAAAAGACATTGATAATGCTATTACACACCCTATTGGAACGCTCGCTAGTTCTCCAATATCAACTCGTATAGGTGGCAGACTTCGTGTATATCATAATAATAAATTTGATATTCATAAAGTAGTTGTTACTTATGTGAGACCTCCTGTTAGGGTTGATTCTATTAAAGGTATTAATTGTGACCTCAATGAATCAATTCATGACACAATAGTTGATAAAGCTGCTAGTTATATTGCAGCAACTCAAGGTTCACCCAACTATCAGCTATTAAAAACAGAAGAAACCTTACGGAAATAAACGAAAGGGGTAGTAGAAATACTATCCCTTTTATTCTTTGTTCTTTACTTACTTGTACAATGAAGAGAAAACTAACTCTAATATCTTGTATATCACTATTTATTTTACTGATATACATTCCCGTTCCTAATCTCATTAACCACACCTTTAAAACATTACATCATGAAACTGTTTAAACGTATAAACGTAGATAAGGGCGTAATGTTTTTATGGGCGATCATTATACTAGTTATAGTAAGTCTTGTGGTAACACTACTTATTTCCTCAACCCCAACTAAACTTAATTCGCCAACTGGTTTTACTGTTACTATTATGGAGAATCAACAAACTGTTCTGTATATACTATCTGTTATAGCGTTACTTGTTACAACCATTGGTAACCCTATACACCTCAAACGTTACAAACGAACAATTAATTTCATTCAATCTCTTGAATGGTTACTACTTGAAACTAAAACTGATTTGTCAAGTCGTATATCTGAAACTGAACACACCCTTAAGTTCTACATAGTACAACGTGATATTAGCAATGCTTTACATAAAATTATTAGTGATGCTTTGATTTATATGCCTAGTGCACAAACTAAAGTCATTACTGATATTGGAGAAAGTATTGTAGACTTTGCTTTACAAATACATGATTATGGGATTCATCAATATAATCCTAAAACACTTTGTGTTAAGATAGATAACTTGCATAAGAGTACTATAGATTGTATAAGTAATACATTTACTCCTGAATTTACAACTACGATTGATAGCACATTAAGAGCACGCATACATAGGTATCGTGATGAAATTAAAGAAATTGCTAGTGATACAGTTACTAATTCTAAAATGAATAGATTTAGGGTTAGTAGTGAGAGTTTTACACAAGAATATCTTAGCATTATTATTGTTAAGTATTTAGAAAGAAAGGAGAACTAATGGCATCACTTAACCAATACGCACAACAACTAGCTGATTCACTTAATCGTCCTTACGATGAGGTGCTCAAAGAACGTATTAAAGATTTGATTGTTCAAGAAAGAGCGACTTTTCTTCAACGTACTATGGATAAAGATGGTATTGATAAAGAATATCGTCAAACATATTATGCTGACCTTGTACTAGTTAATGTTAAAGAAATTACAGGTACAATATCAGAAGGAGTTGAAGGACAAGTTTACATATACAAAAGTATTAACAGAATACCTAAACCTATTAGATGGAAAAACTACACACCTTTCTTTTATGTTGGTAGAGAAGATGGTAGATTAGGTTATCGTGCTACTAATTACTATAGTGCCTCACTTAATAAGTTCTTACCTCTTATTGGGAATATCATAGGTTATGACTATATTGATGGTTACATCTATATATTCCCACAATATACTACTAACAATGTAATGATTCCTGTAGTTAGTCCTGTAAGGATTGATGAGGTCATTCAAAACCTTAGATTTGTTAGAACTAACAATCACAAAGAAACTAGAGAGAACTGTATTATGTACACTGATGATATGGAATTTCCTATCCCAATGGATATGATTAATCCTCTCAAACTTAATCTTAAAGAACTTTTCATTACTGATCATAAAGATGTAATTGAGAAAACTCACTTAGATACTAACTAATATGAGAAGAAGTCAATTCATATATGAGTTTGGAATGGAGTTGCTAAAAGAAAAAGAAATGCAACTTAAAAGGTTAATTCACACTAGTGAACAAACCTACGAATATACTCTTGATAAACTTAATGGTTTATCAACAGAATTTGAAACTAGTGGTAAGACTATTAAAGAGGTTGTTACTCTTACTCGTGGTATGGATTTTAATATCTCTCAAATACCTGATCTAAAGTTTCAAACTAGTAAGCATAAAGAGGTTTTAATACAACGATACTTAACAATGTTTATACAAAGTTTCTTTCGTATTGTAAGCCTTAAACATAGACTTAAATATCATAAACTGTATTATGGACATGAATCACTATTTAAAGAAGCGATTTATGCCTACAATTATAATATGGTTAAAGAAATGATAATGGGTGCTAAAATGCGACTAGGTAAAGAAATGGGTACTATTAGCATTTTTAAGAAGAAACGTACATTCTATATAGATGAAGAAACCACAGTTACTCGTAATATTGATTGGGGTGAATCTATAAAGAATAAACAAACTTTAATTGATGCAGGTATTACTCCTTATGATAAAAATACTGCACCTGATGGTGTTAAATGGTTTATTTATCATAATGAAGATTACACTTATTGGTTTAAATGGTACAACAATCGCTTTAATAAATTCCTTACAGGTTCTACATTTGTTCCTTTAGCTTATGTAACAATAGATAAAGAAACACGTCATGCACTTGAAGACAGTTTTAAATCTGTTAAGGAGGTACTAGATTGTGGTGTATTTGGCCCAATAGAGAAGTTACAAGTAATAAAAAGGAAGTTTCCTAATCACATGTTAATGTACAACAGCAATGAGTAATTTCAATTTTGCAAGTGGTGGAGAAGTAATTGCTAGAGTAGATACTTACTTTACTATAGATTTTAGTGATTGGATTACTCTAGCACCTTTGATGATACTAGATGGTTTACTTGAATTAGGTACACCTATGGTATTTGAACAACAAAAGGTTGATATTGAAGTTGAAGATTATGCAGCTACACTACCTGTTAATATAGCAGGTCTTGATATGGTAATGTATAATGGTAAACGACTTAGTCACATTAGTACACTTATTACTAAAACTGATGATGCTAATACAGGATATGTAAACCCTTATTATACACATCGTAATGGTAATACGATCACTACTTCTTTTGAATCAGGTACTATTACTGTATATTACAAAGTATTACCTACTGAATTAGTTCCTGAGTTAGGTGTTAATCTACCTAAAGTACCTAATAACATTCATGTATTTAATGCGTTAGGCAACTACATAATGAGAGCACTTATTGTTAAAGGTTACAAACATCCTACACTTAATCTTCAAGAAAACAATCCTTGGCTTAATCCCGGATTAGCTTTTGAGAAACATGCCAAAGCTGCTCGTAATAGTTTAGGTGCAATGACTTATGATCAACGTATTGAACTTAGTAAATTACAACATGAGTTTGTTGCTAACTATAACTATCCTAATACAGAAGATTTAGGTCACTTGTCAGGCATAA